CACGGGGAAGACCTCTTCGGTCTTCTCGGTGCCCTTGATGTAACCACGCGCCCTCGCCTCGTCGGCGGTGATGTCGGCGTGCATGGTCTTGACCCGCGAGAACGGGCTGTGTGAGGTGCCGGCGAGGAAGACCCTCACCCACTCCTGGCGGCGGTCGACGAAGGTCGGACGAGCCATCAGGTTCTGGGCATCGGGGAACAGGATGTCCACGTTGTCGATGCCATAGGTGTCGGCGTGCATCAGCTCCTTGCCGCCGGTCGAACGGACGAACTCGCGAAGCGAGCCGACGGACTGGTGCTCGTTGAAGCCGTTGATTCCCTCGCTGGGGTTGCCCTTGGCAGCGGCGAGGACCGACACCACGTCGGAGTGCTTGAGCTCGGGGCGGCCGACAGCGGTGCCCTGGTCGCCTTCGAAGGCGTTGCGCGTCATCTTGGTTCCCTTCTTGGAGGAGAGGTCGTCGTGCTCGATGTTCGGCTCCTCGGTGAGGGCCTCGGTGACTGCTTCCTTTACGACATCGTCGATGAAAGCGTTGACTGCCAGCTGCTGCTCGTCGCTGAGCGTCTCGAGGACCTCAACGACGGACTTACCGGACTCTTCCTTGGGCTCGTCCTCGGCTTCGGCCTTGGCCTCTTCCTTGGGCTTCTCCTTGGTCTCGGTGTCGGCGTGCTCGATCTCGCCGCCGACGATGAGAAGGTCGTCCTGATCCACGTCAGAGTGCTTCAGGACGTTGTAGATGCTGGCGCCGGAATTGGCACCCGCCAGGACGAGGCTTGCCTCCTGGATTTCGCCGTGGGTGACATCGAGACCGTGCTCGATGAGATCCTTAGCCCAGATAGAGAACTTGTCGATGTCGCCATGCTTGACGAGGATGTCCGCGTTCTTGGCGGACTCCGTCTCGTTGAGGAAGACGTCGCCCCAGACGCCGTCGTCCTTGTGGGTGAGCTTGACGTTGCCCAACACCTGGTTGACGTCCGTGTGGTTGTGATTGTACACCAGCGGGATGGTCCTCCCGTCCTGGTGCTTGAACGATCCGGGCTTGATCGTTCGACCATCCGAGCACTCGATGTCGTACCGAGTGACGTACCCGGAGAAATTCGGTTCCATTTTGACCCTCTCTGGTCAGTCCTCGGACTTCTCGTCCTCGGGTTTCACTGGCTTGGTCTTCAGCGCATCAGCGATGGGTTTGCCGATGTACTTGTCGGCCAACGTGTCGGAGAGCATCTGCATCTGACGCTGAGCACTCTTCTGCACGACTGTTTTTGCGGTCTCAGCCAGCCATCCTGGCTTCTCCTCGTTCAACTTGTTGACTTTGTTGAGCGCTTCGGTTCGCGCGTTGAAGAACTTGAGGTCCGTATCCGACAACTCAGAACCCTTACCCGCCTTGGCTTGCGCCGCGAGTCGTGAATACCTTGCTGCCGACGTCTCCTCTCCAGTTGCTGCCTTGAGGGAGGGAGATGATGCCTTGGATCCTGAAGCCTCTGCCTTCTTGGTACCCGCATCTCTGCTGGTACGCTTGGCGGCCTCCTTGCGGAGAACGGAGCGTGGACGACGAACTCCCCACTGCATCCCCTTGACGCCGTAGTCGACCTTGTCGCCCGGCTTGGCGAAGATGGCTCCGAGGTAGTCCCTCATTCAGTCACCTCCTCTTCCGGTGGTGCGGTTGGGATGGCGCCAGACGGCTTGGGGCCCGGCTTGGGCTGGTCCTCCGCCGGCATGTTGGGGTTCTGCAACTCGTTCGCACGAGGATCGCTCGATGGGAAGTACCCAATCTTGGGCCGAAGCTCATTGGCCGTGATGGCCGCATTGCGGAGCACCTTGTCCGTGATCTCGGCCAGCTCACTGATCGGAATCAGCTTCAGCGGGTCGCGATAGATCTCGACGGAGTGACGCTGTGTACGCGCGGTCTTCGTCAGGAACTTCCAGGTGTACTCCTGCTGGAACGCATTCGCGATCGGTTCGATGGTCCGATCGTAATAGCTGTTGATCGCGTCAGCAGAGGCAGTGCCGTTCATGATCTCAGGAGTGAGACCCAGTTCGTCCATGACCTTCTTGTACAACGTCTCGATCTGCTCGAGCAACTTGTTGTCGATCGGTCTGTTGAGTTGGATGACCTTCTCGGAGACATCGATGTAGCCGATGCCGAGCTCATCGTCCTTCAGTTGGTCGCGGAGATCTTGTCTTCGCTTCTCTGCCTGATCCTGTCGCTTCTGACCGCGAACGGTGTAAGGAAGCTGCATGATCATGTCGAGCTTGCCAGAACCGGCAGCCTCATCGATGGAGTCCAAAAGCGCGAGCTTGCGCAACAAGCGTTGCAGAAGACCATTGGGTTCGTTCATGATCCCGTAAAACGGATTCTCAACGATAGCCACTTGTTCCTTGGGGAAGGTGAGCTGTTTGCGCACTCCTCCATTGACAGGCTGTCCCGTACGCGAATCGACCTCTCGATCGTCGTACACGTTGACTGTGACACGACGCGGGAACCAACCGTCAACCGTTCCCACTCGCATGGACTCGATGTCGTAGCTGGTGCTCTTCGCTGGGTTGATCGTCGCGTCGATTGGGACTACGGCTACTGTTCCGGATTCGAACATGGTCATAGTCGCGTCAATCTTCATGGCAAACGCCGACTGGTCGAGGTTCGCCCGAAGAGTCAGACGTTCGTTGAGAGAGTCACGGATGATGGCGATGGGCACGTTCTGAAGCGGATCCAGACGTGCGTGGTAGAACTCCACCATAGCCACGTCGATTGCTAGCCGCGTGTAGATCGACCCGATCATCGACTTGTCGTTGAAATAACGAGCCGTGGCCCTACTGACTCCACGGTTGAATGGCATCGACGGTCCGGATGAGAAGCCGGCCGTCATCTGATCGTCTCGGAAAGCGTTCCAGTCATGCCTCAAATCCGCGAGGGCCCGGTTGACTCGTTCCATGTCTCACCTCCTAGTCGAACTGGTCGGGGTCGGCCTTGTACGCTACGTAAGCGTCCATCCATGCCGACACATTGTCGATCTTTTCCTCGTTACGCCGTTTCGTTAGCTTACGGTTGCCATTGGAGTCTTCCCAGACCACCGCATTGCCCATTGTGTACATCATGATCATCTCGTCGAACTGAATCGCTTTAGCGGCCACGAGAATCTTCATCTCGCCCAGGGGGACCGACTCCGTCTGTGCCCCTTGACGAACCTTGTGGACATTATGCGGGCCCTCCATGCGGACCCACTGTTCCATGAAAGCATCAGCATTGTAGACGTCATAGCCGACCGCGTAGACCTCGTACTCCATCTGCTGAATATGGGCGTACAGATCATCAAAGACTGCCATCATATCAAGGGTGTTGCCCTCAAACACGATGAGAGTGCCTTCGGCCATGAACTGCTCGTACTTCATCCGCTTCGCGCCCGGAAGCAAGTCCAAGGTGCGCTTTGAAATATAGCTACGAGTCTTGAGTCCGAATGCTCCATGCCCAAGCGGGAACAGGAACGTGAATGCACAGAAGTCGTCGCCTCGAGAGAGGTCGATACCCAACGTGCACTCCTGACCGGCGTACCGGGTCGGGTTGACGATCGGGAAGGTCGGCTTCGTCTCCTCATACGTGAAGAAGAACGTATACCCTTCCATCGGGAGACCAAATCGCTTAGCGAGGATCTCGTTCTTGAGGTGCGGGAAGGCCTCAACCTTCTCCACGTCCTGCATGTAGGTCTCATAGGAAACCGTGATCCCGATGTTCGGGTTTGCCTTGGGCCACTTGCTCGGGTCGCCGACCTCCGCTTCGCTGTCGAGCTTATAGTGGAAGATGGAGACGTTCCGCTGCTTGACTTCGCCTCGAAGAATGGCACCTAGCTCGATCTTGATGTCGTCGCCAACACCATTTCGGACCGTGCCCTCCGAAGAAATAGCCACAAGAATAGGATCCTCGTGCTTTCGGGCGCTCTGCATGAGAGCCGGGATGGGGTTCTCTCGAGTATCACCCGAAAGCCACTCATCCACCGAGACATACTTCCATCGGCCGCCCTGAAGCCTATCAATGGACAAAGGACGAATCTCCAGCATGGAGTCCGTCGCAAAGTTCTGGATTCCCTTTTTGGTGGAAGCCAATTTGGGGCGCAAGGATCTGGATCCGGTGGTATTCTGCATGGACCCATATGTCAGGAGCTTGAATAGCGGGCCTGGTTTTCGCTCGATCGCCGTTCTGATTGGACTAAGGACTTCCTCAGCCTGCTTCATGGTCGGCGCAACAGTCACCTGTTGAGTCGTCGAGGTGTCGCAAGTCAAGAAGAACGCCTGAAGGAATGAGACGTACATTGACTTGG